GTATTTAGTGCGTTTAATAGTGCAGCTAATATTAGTGTTACGGCCCCTATAACAAAGACCGGGAATGTAATCGCACTGACGACACCACTTGCGGCGACATTTGGAGGGACTGGGGTATCGAATAGTAACACGATCACGTTGGGAGGTAATATTTCTACAGCGGGAGCGTTAATCACGTCGGGAGCTAACTCATTAACATTTACGACATCTGGTCCGACGAATGTGACGCTGCCTACTAGTGGCACGTTGGTTAACACGGCTGTTACGACATTATCTAGCTTAGTTTCGATAGGGACAATTACGACTGGGGTATGGAATGGGACGTTAATAGGGCCTATATATGGTGGGACTGGAGTGAATAATGGGACGAGTACGATAACACTTGGAGGGAGTTTAGCGACATCGGGAGCGTTTGCGAGTACATTTACGATGACGGGGATAACGAATGTGACATTTCCGACATCGGGCACACTTGCGACCACGTCACAAATACCTGCTTTGCCTGTGAGTTTAACTAACGGCGGTACAAATGCGAGCTTAGTGGCGAGTAATGGAGGGATCTTCTACAGCACAGCCGCAGCGGGAGCGATCTTATCAGGGACGGCTACAGCGAATCAAATGTTATTATCAGGCAGTAGCTCAGCACCTGCATGGTCGACCGCTACTTATCCAGCGACAACTACGGTAAATCAGCTATTATATTCCTCAGCAGCGAATGTGTTATCAGGATTATCCACGGCGAATAGTGGTGTGTTAATTACCTCTAGTGGAGGCGTGCCTTCAATTGGCAGCACATTACCTTCAGCTGTACAAGGTAATATTACCTCATTAGGAACAATTGCAACTGGAGTATGGAATGGTACGGCAATAACAGAAGGGTTTGGTGGAACGAATCAAACTACCTATACACAAGGAGATATATTATATGCATCGGCGGCAAATACATTAAGTAAATTAGCTAAAAACACTACTGCAACACAATATCTATCTAATACTGGTACAACTAATAATCCGGCATGGGCACAAGTAGATCTAACTAATGGTGTCACAGGAGTATTGCCCTCAGCAAATATGACTGGCAAAACTATAGTGCAAATTCAAGAGGCAACATTAACAACAGTAACAACTTGTACTACACAGATACCTACCGATGATACAATCCCTCAGAATACAGAAGGTGATCAAGTTTTAACTTTGGCTATTACCCCTTCAAGCTCAAGTAATAAATTACATATAGAAGCCTTAACATACATAGCTCGAGCTACTAGTACTGGAGATGCTGCTATGGCGTTATTTCAAGATAGTACCGCCAATGCTTTAGCAACAACTGGTCTCCGATTAACAGCAGTAGGAGCAATGGAGCCTTTACCTCTGTTATACACCATGACTGCAGGCACAACATCGGCCACCACCTTTAAACTTAGAATAGGCCCTGGTGGCGCTGTAACTATTACTGTGAATGGTCAAGCTGGAGCGCGTTTATATGGCGGAACAATGGTAACAACCTTACGTATAACGGAGACGACACCATGATTACATATATTGATAAAATCTTATATTTATACCCTGGTATACAAAGGGTATCTTATTTTCATACTCAATCTGACGGTACACCCTGGCAAGATCCCTATGATGGTATTGTATGGGAGAATGAATCTATACCTAAGCCGACAAAAGAGGCTCTGGATCAGGTAACCGATTACGAAGTACAAACTGACAAATATTCTAAAGATAGAGAAGCCTTAGAGAAACAATATGATGCTGATATTGTCATTAAATCCTCATACTTAATGTACAAAAGTCGTTATCCAGAAATTACTTTTTCAAGATACATAGACCTTATGCATAACGGCACTTTGAAAGAATTAGACTTATTTACTTTTCACGATGCTAAAATAGAGACTTTACAAAAGAATATAGAAAATTGTTATAAGATTATGCAAAATATAGAAGGAGCATTTCAAGCATTACACGGCTTTTTATTAATGTTACCGAAAATAGAGAAATCAATATCCTCTATAAATGAAATTTCACATATTCTTGTGACTAATAATAAACAATTAAAAATATTAAATTTTGAAGAATAATACATAGTGGGGTAAACACTTCGTGGCGCAGTTTAATAGAATTATCAGTTCCTCGGGAACTATTACCACGATTCAAGGAAACGGCAGCACACTTCCAACAGAACAAACATTGAATTTTATAGGTTCTGATTATACATTTGCAGATGATGTAGCAAATTCTAGAACCAATATTACACTACCAGCTTTAGTACATATAGCAGGTAGCACAATGACTGGTCCACTAATACTGAGCGCAGATCCTGTCACGGCATTGGGAGCAGCAACCAAGCAATACGTTGATTCATTGAGTTCTGGATTATCTCCTCGTACATCGTGTGTGGTGGCTACAACTGCAGCGTTGACGGTCACATACAGTAATGGAGCGTCTGGGGTTGGGGCGACATTAACTAATGCAGGTACTCAGGCAGCTCTAGCGATAGACGGAGTATCGCTATCTGTGAATGACCGAGTATTGGTAAAGGATCAGGTTAGTACATTTCAGAACGGGATATACGTAGTAACGACGGTAGGGAGTGGAGCGACGAACTGGGTGCTGACTAGAGCTACCGATTATGATAGTTCTTCTCCATCGGAAGTTGTAGCAGGAAGCTATACCATTATTATAAACGGTACTGTCAATGGCACTATCTTATATATAGAAACTGGCCCAGGCCCATTTACAATTGGCACGACTCCTATAGTATTTAGCGCCTTTAATAGCGCAGCCAACATAAATGTTACAGCTCCGCTGACGAAAATGGGTAATACTATCGCACTGACGACACCACTAGCAGCGACATTTGGGGGAACAGGAGTATCGAATAGTAACACGATCACGTTGGGAGGTAATATTTCTACAGCGGGAGCGTTAATCACGTCGGGAGCGAATTCATTAACATTTACGACATCTGGTCCGACGAATGTGACGCTGCCTACTAGTGGTACATTGGTTAATACGGCGGTAACTTCTTTACTGAGCTTAGTTTCGATAGGGACAATTACGACTGGGGTATGGAATGGGACGTTAATAGGGCCTATATATGGTGGGACTGGAGTGAATAATGGGACGAGTACGATAACATTAGGAGGGAGTTTAACGACATCTGGAGCGTTTGCGAGTACATTCACGATGACGGGAGTGACGAACGTGACATTTCCGACATCGGGCACACTTGCGACGACATCACAAATACCGACATTACCGATCAGTTTAGCAAATGGAGGCACCAGCACTAACTTAACGGCAAATAACGGTGGAATCTTCTACAGCACAGCGACAACGGGAGCGATCTTGTCAGGGACAGCGACGGCGAACCAGATATTACAATCTGGCTCTAGCTCAGCACCTGCGTGGTCAACAGCAACCTATCCAGCAACGACCACGATAAATCAGCTATTATATTCCTCAGCAGCGAATGTGTTATCAGGATTAGCCACAGCGAATAGTGGAGTGTTAATTACTTCAGCAGGAGGCATACCCTCAATAGGCACGACCTTACCTTCGGGTGTTCAAGGTAATATTACAAGCACTGGTACTATTGCGAGCGGCGCGTGGAACGGAGGGGTTATAGCTGGTCAATATGGAGGGACAGGAGTAGCGAATACAGGAAAAACCATCACGTTGGGGGGAAACTTTACTACTTCTGGTGCATTTGCATCTACATTTACTCTAAGTAATACTACTACAGTTACATTACCGACGTCGGGTACATTATTAGCGAATACAAATAATTTAAGTGATGTTTCTAGTGCTGCTACTTCAAGAGCTAATCTAGGAGTTGATGTTTGTTTATATCAGGTGACAACTCAAGTTTTTGCCGTTTCAGGCACTTATACTCCTACTACAGGAATGGTTTATTGCATTATCGAATGTTGGGGAGGCGGAGGTGGTGGTGGTGGAACTGCTAGTGCTACTGTGGGGCAATATTGGACGGCAGGTGGAGGAGGAGCAGGGAGTAATTCTAGACACGTAGCAACCGCCGCTGCTATTGGTGCCTCGCAAGTAGTCACTATTGGAGCTGGAGGCAACGGGGGTGTGGCAGGCGCAAATAATGGTAGTGCTGGTGGAGACACTTCGGTCGGTGCTTTATGTATAGGAAAGGGCGCAGGAGGTGGCGGCACTGCTACGGCACAAAACGGCGCCGCAGGCGTTGGAGGAACAAGCGGTACAGGTAATATAATCACAGGCTTTGGACAATATGGTAATTTTGGTTCTAGTGCAGGAGTGGCATCTTCGGTAACGATAGTTGGCGGTATGGGGGGATCTACTCAATATGGCAGCGGTGGAATCGGCGGTATTAATAGCCAGATAGGCAGTAATGCTACAGGTGTAGGTGCTGGAGGCGGTGGCGCAGCCTGCACGAGTACAGGCTCTACTGCAGCGGGCGGCAACGGTAGTGCAGGTTACGTTATAATAACCGAATATATCAAGAGGTCTTAAAAGAATGTCTACGTATCGTATTTATAAGAATGAAAAAATAATAAACATTATTGAGGCCGATCAAGCTTTTATAAATAATTTAATATCCAAAAGAGAAATAGATTCTGCAATTAAAGTATCTGAAGCAAATGATTTATCTTCATTACGATTTGATTTTACAAGCAATTGTTTTGTTGCAAACCCCGTTTATGAAGAATCCATAAGAATTCAAACAAAAGAACAAATTGGTATTGATGAAATGATAAAACAATTAAATGAAACTAATGAGAAAATAAAAATCCTTGAATCTCAATCAAAAAATGAACTTAATGACGTACAAAGTGCAATATACGCTATAAAAGGATTCATGATGTTGCTTCCAGATATTCAAAAAACTTTACTGCAAATTCAGAACATGTTACAAAAGAAAAGTACATAAATTTTAATAGGTTACTCCAATGGCTAAAAAAAGTTACGACGTTTCAAGTAATTTTTCTTCTAATATGAAAGGAAAAATTAAAGATAATTATGATTTCTCTCCTGCTCAATCAGAACATTACAATTATAAAGAATGTATAATAAAAGATATTCATTTAAATGGTGTACAAGAGCAAACAAGATCAGCTTATAAACCAAAAGAAGAAAGATCTATGCGTAAAATGAAGCATATGGAACAAGATGGCGAAATGGAAGCTTAGATTCGGTAAAAGTAAGGCTTTTAAAAGAGTGTTGATAGAACAACCTGATTATCAAGCAGCTAGAAAATATTGGAATAAGCTGAAAGAGCGTTTAAATAAAGAGGGTAACTAGTCGGTGACAATTTGTCACCGACTGAAGTTAGAAGCAGCTGATGGCAAAAAATATATAACTGATACCGAAAGAAGTAGCCCAGAAATAGTTTCTTCTAACACTAAAAAGCCTACTGATGCTAATGATAGTAAAGATAAATCAAAAAAAAGGACAAATGATGGATAAGAAAAAAAAAGACCATCCCGGATTTGAGAAGGTCGAGAAAAAAATCATGAAAAAGGAAGGTGTAAGTAAAAAAAGCGCTGGAGCCATTTTAGCCTCTGCGGCTAGAAAGGCCTCTCCTTCTGCAAAGAAAGCTAACCCTGCTTTAAAACATGTAAAGATGTCTTGTAAGAAAAAATAATTAGATATACGCTTTTTAGGATAACTGTTTAATTCATTCAATATGAGGATAACATGAAGAGCCTTGCACCTATTAAGAAATTTCTTACAACCGAAGTAATCCAAATACCTACAATAATACCTCTATCAGCAATAACTGGCTATGCCGTATGTGGCGTCAAATGCGCTGGAATTGCCGCAGGGACCTCTGTTATAGACTTAGGATTAAAATACTTTAAAGTGACAGATTCTTATTATGTCACCTACAGTATAATGGGTGCATTATTAGGTAATAATATGGCTGAGCCTTTTGTTACAAAATATACAGCTTTCGTAAATGCTAAAACTTCTGGTGCAGAACCACTGACAGAAAGCACTAACTTCATGGCCACTAAAATAGAATATTTGAGCAAAGGGATGGCTTTGGGTACTGCAGCTTTAGGTGTGTTAACCAGTGATATGATCAGTAGAGCTGAGAATTGGCTAGTTGGTAAAGTCGAAACGAAAACTTATACTGCTCCAAAAGTCGAACCTGAAGAATTACATGTTCCACCTACCCCCCCTCATGTTCATGATGAGGTATAATGATAACTTTATTGAGCCTCTTATTCGGCTTTATTACATCCTGTCTACCTTCAGTATTAAAGATTTGGCAAGATAAGTCTGATAAAGCCCAAGAACTAGCTATAATGCAATTACAAATGCAGGCGAATCAAGCAGTAGTTACTGAGAAATTGCATGAAATAGAACTGCACAATGATATGGATGGTCTCAAAATTAGATATGAAACTTATAAATCTGATAATCGGTTCGTAAATCTTTTAAATGGTCTAGTGCGACCCGCTTATGCTTATGGCTTTTTATTTCTATATATTTTTATCAATTTTATCTATTATCAAAATCTACAAGGCTTGCCTCCTGCAGCATTCGCAGACCTAATGTGGACGGAAGCTGATAATAATATTTTAGGTTCGGTGATAGGTTTTTATTTCGGCGCACGAGCTAACGAAAAGATAATGAGTTAATATGCTGGTGAAAGCTGCTGCATTTGTTATGGACTGGGAAGGATTAAGATTAAAGTCTTATAAAGATACTGGCGGCATATGGACCATAGGTTATGGCACTACAAGAAAAATCATAGAAGGTATGACCATAACACAAGAAGATGCAGGCGATTATCTTATAGATGACTTAACTAATGTTATGTCAAAATTGTCAAAATTGACAAAAGTACCACTTACTGAGCATCAATCTATAGCTTTGATAGATTTCATTTATAATTTAGGTGGAGGGGCATATCAAAGATCAACCCTTAGAATGAAGTTAAATAGACAAGAATATAAATCAGCTGGTCTAGAGTTCCTAAAATGGAACAAGGTACACGGCAAACCAATAAAGGGTTTAACTAATAGAAGAATTGCAGAAAGTAATCTTTTCCTTTATAATCTCTGAAAGAGAGCAAGTGAATGTCCGCTACATGCGGTGTGTTTAAGTTTTCTTATTTAAATCTAGCTTGCTTTATTTTTTTTACCATTTATTTCTAAACTCATCTATTAGGTGCGGATCATTAAGATTCAGATAAATTTCTGTAGTAGTTATACTATCATGACCCATTATCTTTTTTAATGCAGCCAGTGATATACCCTTTTGAATAGCTGTGCAAGCAAAAGTATGTCTTAATACGTGAGGACTTACAGGACTAATTATCTGGGCTTTATTGGCAATTTGTCGTACTTTCAATTGCATTTGTCGCTTTTGTAAAAACCATTTGTTATGCTGGGTAAAATAATTAGTCATCAAAGCTAATACCCTATCAGACATCGGAATAAGTCTTTTCTTCGTCATTTTACCGTAAGGGCCGCCCTTTCCATCAATTCTTATTGCCTTTTCTTGCCACAGAATGTTATTCTTAGTTAGTGCGGCAAGCTCACCTATTCGCAGTCCTGTATCTAATAAGGTCCATATGATTAACTTTTCTTCAAAAGTATCACAGGCATTATTTAATTTGATTACTTCTTCTGCCAACAAAGGTTGTCTTCTAAACTGATATGCCATAACGCCTCTCAATAATAAGTGTGTAATGATAACACTCTTCTTTACCCATGTCAAGCCCTCTAAGCCTTTGAAATATATACTTGTAGCCTTTTATTTCCCTTAAAAGTAACGCGCGATATTATACGGAAGATGCTTTATTTAATAGTGTTAGTATGTTGAAAAATAGCCTAAAAGAAAAAATTCATTACATAAAGTATTACTGCTAGGTACATCATACAAATATATTTAGCGCCGGAGCCGATATCGACCATTTCGTGGATATCAACGAAATGGTTTTCAGGCGGTTGGCCGCTGCTCAGCTTATTTTATATCTAATCTTCTGTTCTCTTTTTTCATAAGTGTTTTCTTAACCACTCCACTTTACTTAAAAATAGTTAAGACTGTAGTAACTACAATGCTTAACTATTTTTTAACTCATTTTTAAAAACCTCTCAAATACGCGCAAATGCTAGTGTGTTGTATCAAGGTTATTTTTTTTAATTTAAGCATTTTGTTGTTTCTCCCCAAATTAACTACCAACATACTTAATCATTGATAAGCACATAGCCCTTCAAATTACCATGATGGCTTATGTGCAATAATTTAATGAGAAATGTACAAATGAATACAAATGAAAATTTTCCACACCCGGACCAATTAGTATCGACACGACAACTTTTTAACTATACCGAACTAACAGTACGCTTCTGGGAAAGGCGTCGAATGTCAGGAGATACTCCGCCATATATATATATCAGCAAAAGAGCTGTACGTTATCGGTGGGGTGACGTAGTTGAATGGCTCAATAAAAGGATGCGGAATAATACCGCTGATATTGGGGGGAAATAATATGAAAAATATTAATAATGTTATTTACTCATCTTTTGAAGAAGCTCTCAAATACGCGCCAATACTCGTATGTTTATTTATATAATTATATAGGCTTATCAAGCCTTCTAGATTATTCATTTTCATTGTGTATCTTCAAAAGATTTGTTAATTACTTCTCTCTTCTTTTTCTCAAAACTCTTCAAAATATAATGTTGTATAGCCACAACTATCCACATTAATACCATTAGAAATAATAACCCACTTATTAATATGAAAAGTGGCCTATTATTTATATAGGCCGGATTATTCATGAATGCTTCAATTATTTGATCCATTTTCTTTCTCTAACATTGTTGCTAATATTTCAGCTTTATTAGAGGTTGATTCAATAGATTCGTCAAGTAAAGTATCATCAATTAAACTAGCATGGTTTTGTGTTCCTTTATCTGCTTGCTCATCGGTCGCCACCGCATATTCTATTTCTTCACTCATCGGCAAATATTTAAATAATCTTCTTATTATTGTTTTACGAGCCATAGCTTCATAATCAGTTTGCCAAGGCGTAGATGATTTGCCTTGCACGGCTCTCACCATTATATCATCGATCTCATGTTTATTCATGAACTCAAATATAGGCTGAATACTTGGATCTTGAAACCTTGCAAGAGCATAAACTCCCACCATATCAGATTTAGGACCTAGATGAGGAATATGTTTTAATTTTGGTTCTAAACCTTTTTCACATTCAAATTTATCATTAGCGGAAATAACTCCTGTTTCCATATGAATATGTGCTTTCGAAGCAAGATAAAGCATGCCTTTATAACCTATCATGATCTTACATTCTTGTTGCTTGGTTTTACCATTAAAGAAGGGGATCAAATAAACATGACCCAATTCACTACTTGGTTCTAACCCCATTTGTGCACATCTTATGATAGCTCCTATAAATGATAAGGGATGGCATTCCATTAATTTTGGAATAGATCTAAGTTCAGTCAGAGCAATTCTTACCATGCGTTCAGGAGTTAAATACTTAGGTAAAACTGTCTTGAGTTGTTCTTTAAACTTAGGATTCTCTAAGTATTCTATGATTTTGTTTTTAGATTGTACGGTTACTTGGTTCATTGTATTACTCTCCTATTGATAAAAATTATCGTTAACATTATTAGTATTACGATCTATATCCTTATAAAGACCTATACCCAATAAATCTTCGCGATAATCTTCAAACCATATCATACCTTCGTACCATATTTTTGAGAAGATACTAAGTATCATACTTATTGCTTTAGTAGATAAATTAGATGTTTCTTCCGGATATTTATTTTTTACTAATTTTGCTACTGTAATAAAATCCGAAGGAAAACTATAAAAAGATTCTGCATAGAAAGGTAAATTTTTCTTAAAGATATTATGTATCATTCTATTTCTCACCTGATCCAGTTCTCCCAAGATTTCTTCGTCATTTAGAAAAACAAAAAGTTCCCTTGTAAAGTTTTGTATTCTGCAAATGGTTAAAAATGCATCTTTGATTATTGTTGTATCGTCCATTATTTTATTCTCCATACTCTAGTTGATGATTGTTTAATATATTTATTATAAAGTTCTTCATTTTCAGCTTTAAATCTCGTTAGATCAAAACGATTGGTATTTTGGCTTTTCCAAGTAGCTAACACCCTATCTTTTTCATCAATAAGCGTTTCGCTTCCTTTAAGGAAAGAGGCTAATACTGTTACATGCTCATTTTGAAGATTCTCCAAAGTTTTGATTTGATTTTTTAAGGCTTTGATCTCACTTACAATATCAGCAATATCGGGATTTGCAGTGATAATACTTCCAGATATCGCTTGCTTCCAAAGTTTTAAAGCATCAAGTGCATTAGAAGGAGTGGGCGGAATTTTTGGCAGCACATGGTTATTCCAGAAGTCCACTTCCCTTTGTATAATTATATCTTCTAACTTAGGATTCTTATTATATTCATAGACCCTAAAATCTGAGCCGCTGATAAGAACTGCTATATATACTTTATCCAAATTCATAACAGCGCTATAATGAGCCACTTGCATTAAATAAGGATCTGGAATTTGATCACTTGCTAGATCTCCCCAATCTCCAGGGAAACGAGCTGTCTTTACTTCCAAAATAGCATTTTCATTTATAAGTCTTGCATCCAAATTAGCCGCTATGAATTTGTATTTAGGGTGAAACAAGGTTTCATTATCTATCTTACATTCTTTTCCTGTTTTTTCTTGAAATGTTTGAATGATCAGAGGTTCTAGTTTATTACCCCATTCCATAGCATCATTACTTGTATCTTCATCATCTACTTCATCCTGTATCTTTTCAAAAAAGATATCTAAAGGAGTTGACCATTTTGATATATTAAATATAGCAGCGCAATCAGAGCCGCCTATATATTTGCAACGTTCGCGACGTTGCTCAATTGTTAAAGCCATTATTAGTTACTATAGTCTGTAAAGCATATTACATATATTATATATGCACTGAATAATTTAAACCACAAATAGGACATTTTTAATTACCCTCCACGAAACACATAATTATAAAAGTGCCGATGATAATAGTTCCGTAAATCTTCAAAATGGCACATAATAAAGCACACATTTTTTTACCTCAAATTTTAGTGTTGACATTGACCTTAATTTTCATTATAACTGATTTACACACAACTGTCAATTATTATTATTTACATGTCATTAAAAGAAGTATCAGATATAAGTGCGCCTTTGAAAATTGTCGAGGTTTATAAAAGGGACCGCCATATACGTTATGTAAAAGGGGAAATTGGAAAACGTGATAGTAGAGGACTTCGGACTTTGCAAGCTTGGGTTACACCTGAATTAGTAACTGTGATATATTTACTTACAGCACATTCTACATTTAATAAAGCTAATTATCTTGATTGGTTTTTAAGAAAATATCTTCTTGAAGAAGCTAAACATCATGAGAATGGGCATCTTTCTCTAGATCTTTTGGATATCTTAAGTAAAATGCCTCCTTTGGAAGATATAATCGCTAGAAATAGAAAACCTGGGAGACAATTTAGTAAGATACCAAAGAAAGAAGATTCTGAAGAAGAAATTACGCCCCAATTTGAGGAATCAGAGCGTTGAAAGTCAATGTCTATATGCATCAAAAAATGTGATTTTCAACACTAAAAGGTCTAATAATACTTTTTTAATAACAATTAACTTTGCGAGGATAACATATGCAACCCAATATCGTCAAGCCAACAATATTAAGACGCTCTACAATAGGCATGTTTAATAAACCTAAGCCACCAGTAGTAAATCTTGTAAAAAAACTAACTTCTAAAATATCTTCGGAGGATTACGTTGAGTTCTTAAAGAAGGTGGTACATGAATTTCCTTTGTGTTTTTCTATAGAACATCCCAAGCCTTTGAAGGTGGGAATTAGAGTAGATTTAGCAAAGCACTATGATATGAGTCATAGAAAGATTGGTTTATTTCTTATGAAATATTGTAATACACCTTCTTATAATAAGATTCATGTCTTAAATGCTAAAAGGGTGGACCTTAAAGGTAATTTTGTAGGTTTGGTAACACAAAAACATTTGGATAATCTTGCTATCACAAAAGGAAATATAAAAAGAAATTTAAAAGCTAAGACGAAAGCAGAAGAGAAATTAAGAAGAGGAGATAAAATAAAATGACAAATGAGTATTTAAAAGAAAGATTATTCGTATTATTTCAGAAAATGTTTTATGCAGACAGAGGTTTATTGGAATGTGGTTTTAATAGATTTCCTAAAGGAGAAAAGGTCTTTGTGATTACTAATTCGTGCTGTGATTTTTTTCAATATCTATTATCTTTTGAATGCGATAGCGAAGGTAATGTAAGTTTTCCACTTCCTTTTCATAAAATGAACCCACGATTTTATCGTAGTAGTAAATCTATTAGTAGATATTTAAGTGTCCTTAAGGCGAGAAGGTTTATTTATGTTACCCGTAAAGGTAATGGAAGATTGAATTCTTATAAATTTAATTTTAAACTATTAGATTCACTGTCGGAGCATTGATATTCTTATGAGAAATTTGTGCTCCTTTGAAAATTCTTCTAGACAAGTATTTAATAAAGGTATTCACTCTGTGAGTCCTAAACTCCATATATTTCAATGAGTAAAGATCTTAAAGATAAACCACAAGTAAGTCTTATACCTTGGGAAGCTTTAAAAGCTATAACTAGGGGTAGAGAATATGGTTTAGATAAATATGGTAATGATACACATTATTCTGTTAATTCTGACCATTTTTTGGAAGCTTCTATAAGACATATTTATAAATATTGGTACGAAGATCCCATTGACCACGAGAGTAAATTACACCACCTAGATCATGCTATTACAAGCCTAGCGTTGGCAATAGACAATCTAGTACTAGAAAGAAAAGAGTAATATTAACAATTAATGTTGAGGCAGATTATGAGAAAAGTACTTTACAAGGGTCATAAAAGAAACTACTTTCCACTCATCAATAATCACTCAAAAAGAGGAAAATAGATTTCTTTTATGAATATTTTTATAGAGCATAATACAAACAAGTCAAATATAAATTCATTTAAATCTGAAGATATTGTAGCAAACACTGAGAAGTGTGATGTTGATGCCGCAGTATGTGCACTCACTAAAAAAATGCTGCAAGCTGTTGAAGGAGCGCTTACTGTTGATCCTTTAAGTGGTAAAAGCATACCTTCTTCTTATGGTATTATTTATAGATATCTCATCCAAATATTCAAAGATTCAAATGGTCATTTAATATATAATCCAAGTGTTAAGGTTATTCAAAAATATTATTTTAATATAACTGGTAAATCTATTAGCACTCGGACAATTTCCAGAATTTTTAGTTATGGTAAACTGTGGAAAATTTTTAATATCACTTCTGAGAGAATTCCTGAGACATCAAAAACAAGAAACATTTTCCAAATCAATTTCGATTACATAAACAATCCTGCCCCCTTATACAAGGCTGCCCCCTTATACAAGGCTGCTTCCAAATCCCGCGTTATGGAAAATGTCCCCTACAAGCCAGATCTCTCCATGGGCCAGCCACACGTTGGCATACTACTTATTACAAGAAAGAAAGAAACTAGTTTTAAAAAGGAAAACTTGATTGAAAAATATTTCAGTGAGGGTAAGGATGAAATTCCTTTGAAGTTTGAAACCGAAAAAGAGATAATCCATTATTCAAATTTACCTGAGATTGTCGACATCGATGTTATGAAAGCTTGGCCGACAAAAGAAGCGATCGAATTATTGGATGAAAAGATTGGTAGAAATAACCTCGAACTTAGAAACAAGTTTGTTGATGCAGCGAGATACGACATTCAAAGATTCATAGTGAAAAAGAAAAAGGGCTTTGTTACTCAAGAGCGATTCAATGAGCTTTTCATTAACAACTTCCTAAAGACATTCGCTATCAGGAAAGATTTTATCTCTAAAGGCATTCCTTTCCACTTTTCCCATGAAAGAGAAGCTTTCAATGAAAACAAAACATGTGGCACAGTTTGGAAACAAGACGAACCTAATTATCACACCCAAATAGCTGAACAGCGCTTAATAGAAAATGTAGACAAAGAACATACAAGCGATTATAAAGATCCAGCTATGAAACAAACTGGAATGAAACAATTGTCGGATATTACCCCGAAAATCCTTGGACACACTGGATACAATCAACCTGAAAGCCAGGAAGAAAGCCTCACTCGCTATGTATCCAGTGATAAAAAGCCTGTGGCTACAGAATATCAAGAAACTGGCTGGAGCTCTAATATTATGCCTCCTGAAGATCTACTAGAGGGTCTAGATGATTTATACAAAAAGCTGTACGGGGTTAAGAAATATGACTGATAAGATAAAAAAAAGTAGTGAAACTGCTGAATTCCCTTTTGGTTTTGAATTAACCAGTATGCCTATTATTTTTTTTAAACAGTTCGAAGAAATTTTATTTGGTCACGAGGGTTGTAAGGAAGATAATGAAAAACATGCATTGGATATCATCAACCAAAATGAAGGTGGTAGAATAGCATTTAAAATTATTTCTTGTGAAGCATTTGATATTTACTTATGTCCTTTATTTAAACAAGAAATGTTTGAGGAAAATAAAAAACAAGCTTTCTTTGTATATTATCAAACTATAAATACTTTAAAAAGAAGATGTCCCGAATGTTTTAGCTACAGCCAGATTTATAATTTGTTTAATTGTTTATTTGCTTTGATTAAGAGGGAAATCCTTTCTAATAAATATAATATTACTAATAAAGCCCCTAATGTTTACACTGAAACTCAAAATAAACCACACTAACTTTCCCGTTGCCCCACATTCTATTTCTGTTATCAATTGCTTTAACTTTTTGATTGATATAGTTTTTTTGTGTTAAGACTTCAAACCTATAATGGCTCGATTTGGGCCATTACTCTTAAAGTGCTTGAATCCAACTTAAAGCTTTATCCACATCATGCGTTAAAAGATAAGGAATACTCAGATCATAACACTCAAGTTCAAAGTTTCTTTGATTAATACTCTGCTTACTCTTCTTATCCCTTTTAAACTCAAGGAAAGCCACTCTACAGCCCTTTAATAGGATGCAATAGTCTGCTACCCCAGGAAGGAGCCCCATACGCTTTAATTGAAGAGTATATGCCTTAGAACAATTCTGCTCATTTGCTATGTGAAATACTAATGCGTTATTCTTAAATTGATTGTACAGTCGTAGTGATTGATATTGTCTATAAAATGCTTTACAAAGTTCTTTTTCTTTGACAGGTTTTGCTTGTGACGTCAATATGTTACTCAATAATTTGTTTGATAATTTAATTCAATATATGAATGAAGCAATTGTAAATAAAAAAGATGACTTTGAAAAGTTAAAAGCCTCCCTCGGGGGGGATATGAAAAAACTTAAAGAACTTAAGGATAACTTTAAAGAGTCTAAGAAATTACTAAAAGAAGATATGAAAGGAAAATCCTTTAAAAAAGAGATTCTCTGCGATGATCTTATGAGAGATAAAACTTTACCTTGGAAAATGTATTCTGATAAAGACACAGCTAATCTTATTATCCAATTAGATAATTTAATTGCGAAGGGTGATAATAGAAAAAAAGGAAAAGGAAATTTTTGGAGATTAACTAAAATAGCTCAAGAAGAAAATGACTGGGAATGCTCACCAATATGTACAATAGAATGGGTAGATAAAAATGATTGAAATTACAATTGCTTATTATAAATAATCACCTTAACATCTTATATGTTAACTTAAGTTTCTTCTTATAGTTTCCATATTAGTGTTAGTTATATGGCCGCCATTCAGTTCCCCTGATATATTCCCTGCGGCCATGCTTTTTTAAAACTTCCTCTCCTAAAAATATTTATTGTTTTTCAAATACTTAATGACTAAAGTAATTATAATATTAAATGTTAAAAACAGTTTTAAAGTGGTAAAGAGACACATCGTTGACGAACTTAAAAGACAATTTCCAAAAATACTTCAAGAAAGCTTGGGAATTGTAACAGATGCTTGTAAAAGAGTCGGAATGTCGAGAGAATGGTATTATAATCATTATGAAGCCGACCCTGAGTTCAAAAAGGCTTGCGATGATGTCAAGGAAACGGTTATAGATTTTGTTGAAGGCCATCTTTACCAACAAATAGCAGATAATGTTCCTGCTTCAACTATATTCTATCTAAAGACCAAAGCAAAAAATAGAGGTTACGTTGAACGCATAGAACAATCTGGCCCCGACGGTAAGCCGATAGAGCATGCACATTCTATTAGTAATGTAACAAAAGAACAAATAGATGCCATTGTCAGAATAGGGAGCGAAATAGATGAAAGCGCATGATTTAGCCAAAATATTATTAGCTCTTCCTGAGCATACGGATTTATCATTTGAAGATCTAAAAGACACTGAGATTAATATATTAGGTATTAGAATTGATGAAATAACTCTAACTCCTCAAGTAGTATTGGTACTTGATATTATAATGGATTCAGAAGAGACAAATGAATGAAGGCACATTTGCTAGCTGCAATTTTATTAGCTTTGCCTCCTGAGACATATATTGTTATTTCAGGAAATAAGAAAACGTTTAGTATCGATGAAATTAGGATCTTAATTCCTGAAGATGAGGAAGGTTGTGAAGTATGGCTAGTTAATGACGAAGCCACTTAATTATATTGCTTTTTCAAGGCTAAGAGCTTTCGCAAAAGCAGTTTATCCTGATTTTCAAGATCAAGCCCCACATATAAAACGTATTTCTCAGGCTTTAGAAGACGTTGAAGAGGGTAAAATCAAACGGTTAATGATATTCCTTCCCCCAAGACATGGCAAAAGCTTATTGGCCTCTGAAATCTTTCCTGCATGGTTTTTAGGTCGTAACCCTGAAAAACAAGTGATATTCGTTGGATATAATTCACAATTCGCTAGCGGCTTTGGCCGTAAAGTACGTAATCATATGGGAAGTGAGAATTATAGGGATATTTTTCCAACTACAGTTGTTAGTGATGACTCAAGTGCAGCTCATAGATTTCATACAACTCGTGGTGGTGTTTACTATTCAGTTGGCCCTGGTTCATCTATAACTGGGCGCGGTGCTCATCTATTCATTATTGATGATCTTATTAAGAACCGAGAGGAAGCTGACAGTAGCCTTATAAGACAAAAACATAAGGATTGGTATTCATCGACTGCTTATACACGTCTGGAGCCTAATGGCGCTATTGTGATCATCCAAACACGATGGCATAATGACGATCTAAGCGGCTGGTTATTAAAGGAAAGCAAGCAAGATTGGCATGTAATTGGTATACCTGCTATTAGTGTTGTGGATGGTGTTGAAGAAGCCTGTTGGCCAGAGCGGTATTCACTAGAGGCATTAAAAGAAATTCAAAACAACCCATCTACTTCCTCTAGAGACTGGGCTGCTCTTTATATGCAAACTCCCGTTGAGCAAGGCGGCAGTGTATTTAAATCGGAATGGTTGCAATACTACAGAGAGAAGCCTACATTATCAGATATGAATATCTATGTCTTCGTTGACCCCGCCAACTCTAAGAATAAGAATAGCGATAATACGGCCATAGTTGTTATCGGGGCAAATAAGGATGGTAATCTTTATATGTTAGATGCCTGGGTAGACAAGATGAATATAAAAGAGCGTGAGAACGTTTTATTTCACGTGCATGAAATATATAGTCCTCGCAAGGTGTACTATGAAAAATACGGTATGCAAATAGATATAGAGTATATGAAGCAGGCAATGGATCATAGAAATTACCGATTTGCTATTGATGAGATTGGAGGCTCTATGGCAAAAGAAGATAGGATTGAACGCTTAGCTCCTTATTTTGAAGACGGCAAACTATTCTTACCGCAGTTTCTTAAGAAAAATAATTATCTGGGAAAGGAAGTAGACTTGATCAATTACTTTATAAATGAAGAATATTTGCCATTTCCTGTAGGTAGACATGACGACATGATTGATGCTCTGAGTCGTATATGCGACGTACACATAGGTTATCCAAAAAAAAGTAAAATAGATTATTATAATTTGTATAAGTGAATCAGATGTCATATAAAAACAACTAATTGATTTTGCTTTTGTTTCAAAGAAATGTATTATAGCTTTAAGGTTCTGTAATATATTATATTTTAAATGGATAATTTCCGCCCACAAAAAGGTATGCCTGATGACGATTATATTTTGTCATCATTGGAATCCAATTTAAACGAAACTCTCACCATATCTCAGGATTGGCGTCAATTTGAGGTTAGGGAGAACTTTGCCATATTCGAAGGCAACCAATGGGATAAAGCCGCTGCGGAAAGGCAAACCAAGAATGATATGTCTACTATTGTAATTAATAGAGTGGCGCCAGTATTAGAGGCTATAAGCGGCTTTGAGATCCAAAATAGACTTGATATTAAGTATACGCCACGAGTACGCAATGCCGAGCAGATAGGCTACAGTGATATCATGAATAATGTCGTGAGATATATCGAGCAGAATTCTAATGCCTATAACCAATACTCATTAGCCTTTAAAGATATGTTGATCTGCGGTGTGGGAGCGACCGATACTGTGGTAAACTATGATAATAACCCTGATGGTGAAACGATAATTAAGAGAATATTCCCTGCTTTTGTTTTCTGGGATAGCGCAGCACGAGCTAAAAATATAACTGATAGTGACTTGGTAATACTATTGAAAATATTAAACACAGATATAATCCAAGAAGAATATAGGGTTGATTACTATGATAACGTATATAGTGTGTCACTTGATGCCCGTATTCTTGAGTTTTTTAATGCTGTTTTAGCAGTGAAAACCTTAGGTGTAGTATATGAGTATCAGTGGCGTCAAAAAGAGAAGTTCTATCGCGTTAAGAATCCATTTCTTAATTTGGATTTCCAACAATACCCACCAATAGTTGCTCAAATACTCGAAGCTTTAAAAACGGAATATGCCCAAAAATATAAGTTCAGCCCTGATATGGACGCTCTTTTTAGTGTTGAGAAAGAGAATGATCTGGCAGATATCAAAAGAATTTTTGAGCCTCTTGGTATAGAGATTAAGAGTACGACACAAAACAAATTCAAATATTACCGTGCAATTATAACGGGCGGTAAGGTCATAGAGAAATCGGAAAATTATAGTCAAAACGGTTTTTCAATTAAGTTCATGACAGGACAATTCAGCGAACTTACTCAGAGCTATTATGGATTAGGTAGAGGTTGTAAAGACCCTCAAAGATTGTTAAATCAAACTGTTGCTGATTTTGAAGGTTACTTACAAACTATTCCTAAAGGTGGAGTAGAAATGGAAGAAGATGCTGTTGATGATATAGCGGCTTTTGTCGATACTTATACCAAAGCAAAGCATGTTACATTATATTCCCCTGGTGGATTGGCAAAATCCAGACCTAAGATGGCGCCTCCAATGCCGACAGGTATACTTGAGATGATACAATATGCAGACTCACAAATTATGCAGGTTTGCGGTGTTACTCAAGAGTTAATGGGCATGATGAATAGTAAAGAGATGAATGCTTCGTTTCTAAGACAGCTGATCAAGCAAGGATTGACCACCTTATCTACTTACTTTGACGCTAAACATGTGTATATGCAGGAGCAAGCGAAATTATATTGTGATTGTGTTCGTATTCTGGCTGAGAATTCAGAGGGCAGATTGATTAAGAACGTGCTTGATAAAGGAGAAGAACAATATCTACCCTTAACTAAGGATAGGATTGCTGCAGAATACGACATTGTCGTTGAAGATATGCCGATAACTCCTGATGAAGATAATGATACGTTCATGAAATTATTGGAATTACAATCAATGATGATGAACAAACCTAACCCTGTGGATATTATGCCGTTGGTGATCCAATTCGCCCCGGTGCCGACTGATATAAGAGAGCAAATGTTAGAAATGATGAAGCCACCACCACCTCCTCAGCCTGATCCATTGAATAATGCTATATTAGAAAGTGAAGTTAACTATAAGAATGCTAGTGCTGAGAAGATTAAAGCTGAAGCACAGAATTTGATGATTGAATCACAGATTAAATTACAAGAAGTAGAGATTAAGCCGATAAGAGAAGGGGCAAATGTTGGCTTAACGGAAGCCAAGACAATGACAGAACTCTTAAAAAGTCAGCACTCAAGCAAACCATATGTAAATGGTATGAATGCCAATATTAATCATTAAAAAGTAGGTACTAATGTCCGATAATCCACGAGATATATTCTCATCACCAGATAAATTTCATGCAAAACTTGAACAACTTAGGGCAGAAACAAATCCCTCTCAAGAAAATGTGGTAAACGAAGTAAATGAGGTAAATAATGTCGATAACACACCTAAAGAGAATATCAATATACGACCAGAAGAAGAATCCAATGAGAATGGAGCACGAAATGACAATGAGATTGATGCTCAGGAAGAGGAATCCGATAACGCTGGAGTTGATGAAGTCGCAAATGTATCTACAGGGGATTATAAAGAAAATAAGTTCATTCCTAAGTCTAGGTTTAACCAAGAAATAGGGAAAAGAAAGGCACTTGAAGAACAACTCAAGAGTGAACACACTGAAAGGGTTAAATATGAAGCCCAACTGAGAATGTTGCAAGAGCAGATAACGGCAGCTAATAATATGTACCAACAACCTCAGAATAACCAACAAATGAGGCAAACAGAGCCAGAAATTGAGCCTCTTGATCCAGATACTCATAATCTTTACATGAGAAAAATAAACGAATTGGAGCAAAAACTAGATAATACGTCACGTGCTACAAACGAACAAACAAAGCAGTTACAATACTACAATATGATTACTAATCAGGAGCAGCACTTTGAAAAGGATCATCCCGATTTTAGAGACGCTCTAAAACATTTACAGAAAATAGAAGTCCAGATTGCAGCCAATTTAATGCCAGAACAAAATGTGAACTCTTATGTATCGCAAAAATTACAGAATATATTGATTAATTCTGTTGAATCAGGAAAGAATGCAGCTGAAGTAGTATATAATATGGCTAAAACTTATGGCTATAGTCCTAACTATCAACAAGACAATGCAGGACCTAAAGTAAACTTAGATGCCATTAATAAAAACATGAAAAACAATGCTTCTATTAATTCTTTAGGTAATAGCGTGAATATGTCTGAAAATAAGAATGACGATATCAATAGTATGCGTAGGGACCCTAAAAACCCTATGAGCAGTATTGATCCAGATAAATTTCATGCAGCTTTAGCTAGACTAAGAAGTTAATATTATTTCTTATTTCAGTCATTATGTTTCTCCGGTTGAGTGTCTATTTCCATTTCGTTGCCGTCTTGGTCAAGAACTTTGATAGCTTCCTCTTTGCGAATTAAAACTATTAATTTATCTATCCAGGCGCAAATTTCCTGGCCCTTTTCTTGGCTAAAATTATACTTTTTTATTAGATGGTCTGTGATATCGCGCATTATACTCCTACTTCAAAAATATTGCCAAAATGATGCCGAGAAGAAAGGGAATTAGCCATTTTAAGAGCTCAAATTTCAATGCAGCAATTTCAGCTCTTACTGCTGAAATCTCTGCTCTTACTTCAGAAATCTCTGCTTTTAAATCAGACTTAGTAACTAAGTTGCTAAAATCTAATTCCCTACTTTCTTGCATAATCTTAATAAAAGCTTCTGCCTGAACTTCCTTATAACCTACTTGAATTAATCTCTTAATCGCATTGTGTGTATCGAATGTGATAACTGTCATGATTATCCTCCAAATATCTTAATACTAGTAAGCACAGCTATAATTGCTAAAGAATTACCTATCATCCAGTAAAGTAATTTATTCTCCAGTGCCAATAAATCATTCTTAGTAGCATTACCTAGTAATAATAAATCATGCTTGGTAGCAACATCACTTAAATCTATATCAACACTTTGTTGTATGCCTTGTACAATAGCCTCAGCTTGCTCTTTTGGAATTCCAGTCTTAATAAAAGACTCAATCATTGCGTGTGTATCGAATGTTACTGTTGTCATATAATTACCCATTTTGATATATATCTTCCATTTTTTCTAAGACATCAAGTAGGTCTTGATGAGATTTGATCTTATGCTTTTCATCAACAGCAATAGCTATTTTAGCCCAGTGCATAAGCTGCATAGGTACAGAACGTAATTCGAGTGTAGCGTATCTTTTGGCCTCTTCATAAAACTTATCAGATATTGTGACAGAGTGTGCCATGTTGTTTCTCCAGTTAGTTAAAAGGATTGTAACACTTGAAGACGGAGGTGTCAAGACTAAAATTATATCGCAAATATAAACATTGACTGGTTTCTAAAACTAATATTATATAAAGAACATAAGTAATTGATACTTATAGACTTTCTTGCAAAAGGGCAGCGGTATAGCTAACGGAGATAAGCAACTCCTTAAAAGGTTCGAGCTTAGATAGCCTCGGTAAAAGATCTCGTGAAATAAAGCAGAAAGACAAGCAATTGTTTTTTTATTAATTTTTACGAGGTTTTGTATGGCAAATACCAATTTTTCCACAAACTCTCTAAGTACAGTCAAGTTATGGTCAGAACGTACGTTGTACGATTTCGTTTCCGACACTGAGTTACTTGGTCAAATGATCAAGTCAGGTGTACTTAGAAGGCAAGATGAGACAAGCAGAGGCGCAGGAGATAGAGTTACTATTTCTTGGTTAAATAGATTAACTTCTATGGGATTATTAGGATCCGAAGCAGCTACTGGTAACGAATCAGCATTAACATATCTTACAGATAACTTAAATATAGATGAATTAAGAATACCTGTAGAAATTCCATCTACCTATACTATAGATAGACAAAGGGTTCCATACGATTTACCTGAAGATTCCTACAGGGTAATGAGTGAGTGGATGAAGACTCGTGGTGTCGTTGGTGCATTCAATCAATTAGCGGGCAACACAGCAACAACAATTACATATGATGGAGTGGCCTATTCTGGTGGAAATCTTCCAAAGATTACTGGTTTAAATTCTCCAGTTGCTCCTACCACTTCAACAAATGTTACACGTATCATAAGAGGCAATAATCTCGCAACAGATCAGGCAGTTGCCGCCGATACTACTGCTACAATGAAATTAAGTTATATTTTACAAGCTGAAACTATCGCGCAAACCTCGAGGCCTTATATTAGACCTCTCAGCGAAACAAGCGAGATTAAATATCATTTATATTGTCATACTCAAGCCTATCAAGATTTGCTACAAGACACTAGTTCACCTTTCCAATATCGCGATCTTCAACAAGCGTTAATTACTTCTGGACGTGGTGAGGGAGAAATTCAAAGAAGTTTTGTATTTTCACAAACAAGAGTATTTAACTCCGATAAGATTCCATTAGGCGTGAACAGCAGTACTAGTGTTGAAGTTGCAAATTGTCGTCGTAACATTTTTGTAGGACGTGATGCAGGAGCCATAGCTTTTGGTCGTGGATTTAGTTCAGGTAGAGAAAATACCGCTGGATTTGTTATCAAACAGGATACCTGGGACATAGGTAGAATGCAACGTTTTGCAATGAGCGGTATTTTTGGGATTATCAAGCTTCAATTCGCTACAGGTGCTAATGGTCTTGGTTCTGGAACCGAAAATGATTCTGGAGTAATTGTAATCAGCTGCTACAGCGCTATATAGAGGTATTAAAACATGGCAACCGCATACACTTTCGCACAAATACTACCATATACTATGTACCCACCCAAATTTGAAGCAGGTAACTTGTACTCGATTGATTTCGAAAAAACAATCGCTGCAACTGTGGTGACGGGAGATACTTATACTACTCCTTCTGGAGCCTTACCTGCGAATGGCTTTAGGGTTGTAGATACCCAGCTCATTTTGACTCCGCTTGACACGAATGCCACTCCTACAGCAACAATAAGTGTTGGTGATGCAGGTTTAGCAACAAGATTTGTTAATGCTGCAAATTCAGGGAATGCTACTGCAAACGCTCAATTGCATGTATGGATTAACCAAAATCAAGTACTGACAGCAGGCGTTGTTAGTGCGGGATCAGGTTATTTGTATGGCTCCAATACCGCGGCTACTACCCCTCCACAAATAGTAGTAACTGTAGGTGGGACAGTAGCAACAGCAGCAACCACTGGTATAGTAAGACTAAGAGTGATTTTCTATTGTTCTGGCGAATACTAGAATTGAGGTAAATAATGGCAGGCAATTTATTGGATTTGCGCACAAGAATATTATACGAAACGAATAAAAGCGGTTCAGATTTTACTTATGGTGCCAACAATGCAATAGTTACTGCCATTATTCACATGGAACAAAAGCATCCATGGGTCTTTGCTAAAACAGGACAAATTATAATACCAGCAAATACAAATGTTGGATCTTTACCGGCCGATTTTAATCAACTGTTAGATGCACAATTTATTAATGGCACTGGTCTTTGGGGTTCAAGACAAGGTTTTACGATAATGTCTTATGATGATTTGTTTAATTTATTCCGTAATACAAATGAAGAAGGTTTTCCTAGGAAATATGCTGTCTATGGAGATCAATTATATGTTTATCCATACACAAACACAGCAATCACAATAAACATTAATTATAATTTCACAGACGCTTTCTATCCCGCTAATGATACCGATACTTCTGTTTGGTTCAACAATGAGACTATTGATGCTGTGCGAAACAAAGCATTGGAAATTTTCTATAGGGACACATTACAGAGTCCAGAAATAGCTGATACTTATGTCCCTATATTCATGGATTATAGCAACAATCTAAGTCGTAAGAATAATAAAAGATTAGTATTTAATAAATTGAGTATTTGATATGACTACAACACCCAATTATGGCTGGTATATAGGAACTATTTTTGGAGACTTTGACGTTTGGGGTCAAGGAATAAATAGTTTTATTTATAGTGCTGCGTCACCAACTAGCTTAGATACGATGCTTTATTCTATTCAAAGGAATAATATTAGTAATACCGCACCTTCAACTTTGCCTTTACTTTCTACAGGTTCAATGTGGTTAAATAGCACTTCTAATCCTTATGTATTAAATATCTATGATGGCACTCAATATGTACCAATAGGTACCTTAAATACCACCGCACATACTTTTACAGCTACTTCAACTGGATTTTCGATTGGCGACTTTAAGCATTCTATGCAGACTTCTATAACAGGCTGGTTATTATGTAATGGTGCAGCAGTTTCAAGAGTGACTTATTCGGCTCTTAACCTCTTAATGTCGCAGCAAACACCTGCCTATCCTTTCGGAAGTGGTGATGGCTCAACAACTTTTAATCTCCCTGATTTAAGAGGACAAGTACCCGCGGCAATTGGAACAGGAACATATTCTGGAGCCAGTACCCGCACGATAGGACAATTTGTTGGAGAAGAACAACATACTTTAATAACAAGTGAAATTCCAAGTCATAGTCATACCCCAGGAGGTGGGCTAGATAATTTCTTGGTAACTGTGACGGGCGGTGCAAATGGGGCGGGCCCAGGAACTTCGGTAAGTCAAACGCCTACTACTGGTAATACTGGAGGCGACGGCGCGCACAATACTATGCAACCAACATTATTTGTAGGAAATTATTTCATCTATAGCGGAGTATAATACATGCTCGGTACACGAAGCATTGTTAATATCCCTGCAGGAGTAAACAAAGAAGATAATAGTTTTACTTCATTAATTTATACAGATGCTAATAGAATACGTTTTTATCAAGGTTTACCCGAAACAATCGGAGGTTGGATAAGCTTGAAATATGGTAATGATCAAACTTTAACAGGAGTAATAAGGAATATTTATAGTTATTTTGATAATAATAATGTCGAACATATAATCATTGGAACAAATACTCGTCTATATACCTATGAAGGTGGCAATTTATATAATATTACCCCTCTTGTGCCCGTTGGAAGTGCTGTTGCTATTCCAAATAGTCTAACTACTAATTATAGCGGTTTTGTGGCGCTAAACCCTATTACAACAGCAATAGGAAGTTCAGTAGTAACTTTTAATTTTGGGCAATTTAATCCATTAATATTCCATGTTGGAGACGTGATACAGATAAGCGGTGTTTCAACTTCAATAGGAGGAATAGCCGCAGCAGTCTTTAATCAAGTAGTTGGATATACAATTAATTCTGTAAATGCTGCTACGACATCATTTACATTCAATATTTTCCCATCTATCGCTTCATCAACGCAGACAGCTGGCATAGGATGCAATCTTGCGACGCGAGTGTTGACCGTAGCGCAAGTAGCACATGGCTTTTTAGATGGAGATAGAATAAAAATCTCTCTTTCAACAGGAATAGGAACTGGATTAATTGCAGCTGATATTAATATTGAAAGTACAGTAAGATTCCTCTCAGCGAATACATATTATTATTATATGAATCAAACTACTGATTTTCCAGATGGTGTATATGTTAATGCTGGAGGTGCAGCAACTATTGTACAAGGTCAAATAGCTGGTGGACAATGTAGTTTAACTTATAATAAAGGATTTGGCGCAGGGAATTATGGAAGTGGCGCATATAGTATAGGCCTATCAATGGATCAAGGATATACACAGCCTAGAATCTGGTCTCTGGGAATTTACAATGGGACCTTGATATTGACCCCAGGTCAACAAGGAGCGGTTTATCAATGGTCAAACTCGATTAATGTAGCTCCTGTAATATTGACTAACGCTCCATCTGCAGTAAATTATGTTTTTATAGCTCAGGCAGAAAATACTATTGTAACATTCGGCGCTCCTATTAGTGCTGCATTATCAGGAAATAATATCTCTAGCAGTGATAATCAAAGTATTACTGTATGGACACCTAATGGTGCAACTAATACAGCTTTTCAAAGTACGATAGCAGGCGCGATCCAATTAATTGCGAGTGCTTATGTTAAAGGACAATATTTACTTTTTACTTTGAATGCCGTTTATATCATGATTTATGTAGGGAAACCTGATATATGGAATATAAGACTTTTAACTGAAGCGGACGGAATAATAGGGCCAAATGCAGTCATGGAAATTCCCGATGGCATAGTTTGGATGGGCCAGAATGATTTTTACATATATAATGGTTCCGTAGTTTCCCAAATTCCTAATAATACACTTCTGCATTGGATGTTAGATAATATAAATTCTCCATTAGCTTATTTAAGCTTCGCTAGAAAAGTAATAGAATACAATGAAGTCTGGTGGTTTTTCCCTATCGGTAATGAGCCTGATAATTATGTTATTTGGAACTATCAGGAAGGTCATTGGACCAATGGACAATTGGGAAGAACTGCAGCAGAAATCCCAAATAATCCTATAAGAGAACAGTATATGGCTAATGGATCCTGTGATGGCAGTGTTCCTACTCAATTATATATTCATGAAGTTTATAATGATTATACTGATGATGGTTTTCCAATGGGAGCTAGTTTAACAACTAATTATTCTGAAATAGGTGCTGGAGACTTTATACAACAAATATCCTCTATTATCCCAAGCAATATACTTTTACCATTAGGTAGTTCTAATTACGGCCAATTTCTCTATTCGATGACTGTTAATACAAAAGAATATGATGGAGATAATCCTAGAGTATTCGGACCTTATCAGATCTTTGCTAACACTACAAAAATTGACACCAGAATCGTAGGGAGGCAAAGACAATATGTTTATACATTCCTGGATAATGGTACGCCTATTATAAATTTAGGCATAAGAATCCAAAAGATATATGAAATGCTCAAACCTTTTACGGTAAGATAATATGGAATATAATGATCAATTACAGAAAGCTACTTTTAATCTTTCATCTCAAGTAGAACAAAGATTAGTTTCATTAGAAAATGATGTTAGAAACTTAAATAATACTTTAGTGCAATATTTTCTAAAAGGGAGATTGAGAACTGATAGAACGGCGCCTGCAAATAGTGCAGATGTTCAAACACCAGATAGACTTTATGATAGAGTGACTGATACTAGTTATGAATATATTTTAATAAATAATGCGGGTACACTAGAGTGGGTAAGAATAGCAATTTCAACGTTTTGAGGTAATTTATGGATCCAGCTACAATGTTTGCAGGCGCCAGTTTGTTAGGAAGTCTGTTTGGGGGAAATGACCAAGAAGCACAGCCAGAAAGAAGATCAGAAACAACAGGTTATAATGCTTTACCACCTGAGGCTCAAAGGGCATATCAACAATATTTTTCCATGTTGAATAATTTAGGACAAAATCCATATGATCAACGTAGGATGGGATTTGCACAAAAGCCTAATGATATTTTTGGTTCACAAGAGTTATATAACCTTCAGCAAACTCAACCGAATCAGGGCGTGAGGCCAATCGGAGTGCAAGAGCCTTTTAATCAAGTACAACGAAATGCATTTGATATGTATGCTAAGCCTGATTATTCACAGGCAGGTTTATCACAATATTTACAACCTTTTGAAGCGGCAAGAAATAGGGCTTTAGAAAGTATAAATAGAGGGACTATGGGAGCTCATTCTGATGTTGCAGATAGATCTTCTCAAATGGGTAACCTGGGTAGAAACGGTGCAATTGATCGTCAAGCACCTGCTATAGAGGAAGCAAGAGCGCGCGCAATAGCAGATATGGAGGGTGGATTTGGAGAAAAAGCCTTAGGCTTAAGAGAAATGTCATTAGCTAATATGTTAGGTGCAGGAAATGCAATACAGGGTCATAACCAAGCAGGTCTAGAAGCTGCAAGTGGCAAAGGATTAGCTATGTCCAATCCTGCATTTGGTAGAGCTTTAGCTTATATGCAATTGCTAGCAGGCCTTCCAAATGCTGGTCAAAGTAGTTCTGTTGGAGCAATAGCATCTCAACCTAGTCCTTTTAAAATGGCTGGAAATATCGGTTTAGCTGGATTTGGACAACATTTGGGTGCGAATTCGAATAATAATTCAGGTGGTGGCTGGTGGAGTAACATGTTTGGTAACAATCTTGGAGGCCGTAAATGAGAGAAATAATCGCACAATTGTTTGGTATGAATAACCCGCAACAAATGGGTCCTCCTACAAAGGAACAGGATCAACGCATGAATAACGGTTTTAGCTTAGCTAGTCTATTCGGTCCTAATTCTGAAGGCCAAACTAACGCTTTTGGTAGTAACCCCTCAACGCTAAGTCTTGCAGGCCTATTACAAGCACAAGGAGTGCCTGCTAATGAAGCGTATACTAAGGCAGCGCAGATCGTGCACAATAAGGAACAGAGTTTAATTCAGAAGCAAAAACATGCTTTCGAACAAAACCAATCTCTGCAAAGAAATCAAGGATTTCAAAAACTGGGCAATGTTATGAATAATCCTGATAATGCACAATCGAGGGATCAGGCTTTAAATAAAATATTACTAAGTGGAGCATTTGAACCCAGTGAAGCGAAGGTACTCAAGGAGCTATACGGCACTCCTATGGAGGATACCAAAGAAATATTTGGTAAAGAAAACAAATTAAGAGATGAGTTTATACAACAATCGAAATCCTGGAAAGAGATAAATGATGCATACCCAAAGATACTTGCAGCAGCACAAGATCCAAGTCCTGCGGGCGACATCTCTTTACTTTATGGGTTTATGAAACTTAATGATCCTACCTCTACAGTTAGAGAATCAGAATATGCCACTGCCGAGAATGCCGCAGGAGTGCCAGATCGCATTAGACAACAATATAACAAAGCATTAAATGGAGAGAAACTTACTAACAATATGCGTGCTGATTTTATAAAGCGTGCTGGACAGCTCTATGCTTCACAATACAAGAATCAGACAAAATTAACGCAGCAATATGAAGCTTTAGCTGGTAGGAATAAAGTTAATCCTAAAAATGTAATTATTGATTATAATGCTGGAAGTGACATCAATCCTATAAATAAACATCAAAACCCAGCAAACCCGCAGCCTACTGCGGAAGGGGTGTTTTTGGCGCCCCAAGAGAAGAAGCAGTCGGTATATTCTCGTGAGGAGCTCGAGAAAGAAATGAGACGTAGAAAAGATGCAGGTTTATTATGAGATCAAATAACGATTTAGAGAATTTATCTAACGATGAGCTTCTTCGATTATATGAGGCGTCCGCTTCTAAAGAATCTTCTATCGGTAGAAAACTGGCGATTGGGGCCAAAGGAGCTGCAGTAGGAGCCCTCACCGCAATCCCAAATACTATTAGTCTGTCTGGAAATGTGCCGACATATGCAGCCAATTTAGCCGGCTATCTATTGGGGAATGATGCCTTGAAAAATATTCCGGCTCCCATACCTTATGTATCGGATTATCTCAATGAGGGGATCAATAAACTAACAAATGATTATTTTGTGCCTAGAACATTTGGTGAGAAGGCTATTAATACCAGCTCCGACTTGTTAGGAGGGGGAGCTAATATAGCGAGAGCTGGAGCCACAAAAGCTGCATCTTCAGGCGCACAACGTTGGTTAGCGCCGCAAAATGCTAGAGATTATGCTGCTTTGGCTGGTACTGGAGTGGGCTTAGAGGCAGGGAAAGAAGCCGTTCCTGAGAGCATAGCGGTCCCTCTTTTGGGAGCCCTAATTGGCGGTAGTGCGGCCGGTCTTGGCGCTGGCACCGCACAGAGCGCAGGGAAGAAAATTGCAGGATCTTTACCTGAAAAGTTCTCAAATGCTTTGAACCATCAGACATTACCTCCTCAACAGCAAACTGCTTTGGCATTATCAGATAAATTCAAAGTCCCTCTAACTCAAGGCCAAGCTTCTCAAAATCTCATGCAAATGACAAAAGAAGATTTGCTAGCCAGCGGTGCACAAGGAATGGAGGCGGCCAACATCATTAACACTGCCCGCACAGAAGGAGCCGAAGCTTTTCAGAATGCAGCGAAAGAAACCAGAAAAACAATTGGCGGTGGAGAATTCATTGAAAAAGGACAGTCTCTACAAGGTCTCATTGATAAGATATCTAAAACTTCCAAAAATGAAAAGCGAGCGATAGATGACGCATATAAAATAGCTAAAGAGAACGTAGGATATTTGGACCTCAAAGATATAAAAGGTTTCGACAAAGTGGCTAGAGCAAAGTTTGTTGAAGAAGGGATAACACCAGAGAATGCACCTAATGCTTACCAGCAATTAAAATCATTTAATCGGATTTTTGCTAAAGTTCCAAAGGGCGCCAAGGGAGTTGATTTCAGGAGGATTGAGGCCTTCAGACAAGGATTGATTAGGTCTTCGAAAGGAGCGCAAGAACAAGACAGATATGGCATAGATATATTAAAACACCAATTCGATGATTATTTGGATGACACGATTGAAACAGCATTAATACACGGAGATACAGCAGTCTTAGAACAATTCAAGAATGCTCGCAAATTATCTCACGATTGGAAGAAAAAATATACTGCCAAGGATAAATCTCAATTTGGTAAGAAATTTCTTGAAGACGTATTAAGCGCAGAAGAACCCTACACATATTCAATGATAAGTGACAAGATCTTTGGTGCTAATAAATATGGTTTTAAGCCGGAAGCAGTAAGTATTATAAAGGAGCTGAAGAAACATTTGGGAGCAAACAGCATTGAATTTAATGGTTTGAAATTAGATGCGACTCAAAAGATCATAAAACCTCTTTTAAACAAAAAAGGAGAGCTCAACTTTAATAGTCCTTACATACAAACCTATAAGAACAATTTAAAAGAAAATGAAGTAATATTGAAGGAACTGTTATCACCAAATGAACTGAAACAACTTTATGATCTTGGGGATCTGGGTAGCTTGATGTTTCAAAGTAAAAAAAGTGTCGGCAACCCTACCCAAAGCGGTTTAGTCAATGCACTGACAAAACTACCCTATATGCAAGAAGCCATGGCGTTACCTTTCGTAAAAGAAGTACCGCATGCTTATTATGCACATCAGGCCAAAAAGGCAGTGAATCAAAATGGTCTTGATAAACAATTAAAGATATTAAATCGTGCAGAAGAAAAGATGTCGCCGGAACTAATTATTAGTAATGCGGCAAGAGGTCCCTCTACTTCCAATGGTAATCCACAAGAGGCTTCTACCTTACCTTTAGAAAATCTATCTAACGAAGAGTTTAATAGGTTATATAATGAGAGCTTGCAGGAAGGAGCTGGTAATTCACAAGAAAACAATGTGCAGGATGTCATTAAATCCAGTGCGGTAGAAAATGGACTGAGTCCACAATTTGTTGAGAAGATTGCAAAAGTAGAAAGTAATTTGAATCCTAAAGCCAAGAATCCTAAATCAAGTGCTTCAGGTCTATTTCAATTTACAAATGGCACTTGGAAAGAGATGGTGCGTAGATATGGAAAGGAGAAAAACATCAATTTGCAAGATAAAAATGATCCTAAAGCAAATGCTGTTATGGCATCTCTCTATTTAAAAAACAATGCAGAACAATTACAAAATATTCTACATAGAGATCCCACCCAAGGGGAAGTGTATGGTAGTCATGTATTGGGATTGGGGGGCATCAAAAAGCTTATCAGCAATTATGACTCTGAGAAAACAGCTGCTCAATTGTTCCCAAATGAGGCCAAGGTGAATCGTACCATGTTTTACAAAAATGGCAGGCCTATTAGTACCGCTCAATTATACGATTTTTTCACCAAGAAAATGATTTAAGTGCTTGGAATATATATAAAACTTCTATAGTATTTTATGAGACAATATAATTTTTTGGAGCATAAGGTATGTGGACTGGTGTAGTAAGAGCTGAAGGTACTGTTGTAACGACTGCAAGTAGTACTGATATGGTTTTGGTACAACACTTCAATAGTGTGTCGGGTCAATATGAACCAAGGCAAATAACAGTAGCAAATTTGATTGCAGGTGGAGCAGATACACCTCTTTTGAACTTAGGTAGTTCTGGAACAGCTGGAACTCTCAATATTTTCCCAGCCACGGCTTCCCAAGGAAATCTTCAATTTGTAGCTACAAATAATACTGGCAACACTATTACGACAGTTACTAATGCTGCAATGGGACAGGCTAGTACTATTAGCATTCCTGATCCAGGCGCTTCTACTGCGAATTTCGTTTTGACCGCAGGAAGTCAGATTATAACGGGTACAACACAGATTAATACATTGAATATAGGTGCTTCTGGCACTGCAGGTTCATTAAGCTTATTTTCTGGAACGGCGTCAAAAGGTAAATGGTTATTTACTCCAGTTGATAATACAGGGAATACTACGATGACTATAACAAACGCTGCTCAGAGCGGAGCTTTTACTTATACCATTCCTGACGGCAAAGCCGCAGCGTCTTTTGTATTACAAAACAAAGGTACAGGCACTGAGGCAGCGAATGCCGTAACCATTAATAATCTTACTGGTGTCATAACTACTTCTTCACTTACCACCGCTGGTGGAGCAAACTATGCAATAACCCTGACTAATAGTTACATTGCTTCTACTTCTATTCTACATGTGACATACAATGGCGGAACTAATACTACCAGAAACTTTACTATTGCTGCAGTACCAGGAAGTGGCACAGCAGTTATAACTATATATAATAATACTGCTGCTACCGCCCTAAACGGCACTATAATCATGCATTTTACTATCATGGCTCCGTAATATTATTCTTTATTCCTAATTGAGGTTTTAATGACGACAACGAATTTTATCATTTCTGCAGATGACGCAATTAAGCTATTAGATGTATTTTATAATTCTCCGTATAAAAACGTGCTCCCTTATGTGACGATTTTACATGACCTAAAAGAGTCAAATGAGGGAATACTTTCATTAAAGGAGTTTGTAGATTTAAAAGTTAAAATTGAAGCAGAAAAAACTAACCCATCTATGGATTGATTAAATGGCTGTTACTAATTCTAATACATATTTTTTATTCAGTAATCAAACAACGGATGGAAATGGTACGCCAGTAACAGTCAATTATCCTAATAAAGTTGCAGTTGTTAAGGTGTGGGGGACCTTTGGGGGAGCATCAATAATCTTGCAAACTTTAGCGCCTCAAACAAATCCAGCTGTCTGGATCAATATTCCTGATATGAATGGTAACAACTTGTCTTTTACAACTAATGCTCAATGCACATTACAATATTTAGTTCAAAATGAACAAGTGCGAGCAGTGCAAAGCGGATCAACAGGTACGACTACATTAAATGCTTCATTAGAGATATATTAGGTGGCGCAGTTTAATAGAATATTAAACACGACAGGCGGTGTTACAACTATTCAAGGCAATGGGAGTGCCGTTGCTCAGGAGCCTATTTTAAATTTTGTAGGTATTGATTTTACTGTTGCAGATGATCCTGGTAATACCCGAACAAATGTGACACTACCAGCTATGGTACATATAGCAGGTAGTACGATGACTGGTCCATTAATACTGAGTGCAGATCCTGTAACGGCTCTTGGGGCGGCTACTAAACAATATGTAGATTCAGTATCCTCAGGACTTTCACCTAGGACTTCTTGTCGAGTAGCTAGCACGACTGCTTCTACGGTCACATATAATAATGGGGCATCTGGGGTTGGGGCGACGTTGACTAACGCTGGTGCTCAAGCTGCCCTAGCGATAGACGGAGTATCGTTATCTGTGAATGACCGAGTGTTGGTAAAGGACCAGGTTAGTACATTTCAGAACGGGATATATGTAGTAACGACGGTAGGGAGTGGAGCGACGAACTGGGTGCTGACTAGAGCTACCGATTATGATACTGGTGCGCCGAATGAAGTTGTTGAAGGTTCTTATTGTGTGATATCGGAGGGAACAGTCAATGCTGCAAATTTATATGTAGAAACTGGTCAGGGACCTTTTACAATTGGCACGACTCCTATAGTATTTAG